AGTATCTTGATTCCAATCTCCGCCCCACCTTATATTTAAACCCATTTGACTTGCAATACCTAATACGTAACCGCTAAAGTAATGAAACCTATCTCTGTCGGCCCAGTCTATCGGGTACGGCGCAACATCCACAGCAATACTCGGATTTTTATTATGCTTACCTTTAGGGTAACGTAACTTACTATTCCCTTTATCGTAAGCAGCATTTTGCTTTTCTTTGCCACGATGACCCTCCAACACTGTACAGTCAAAACCTTTGACTACTTCGTTAAAAAGTTTTACTAATCTATCATCACAAGTGTTTAGCTTGCCTTTACTTTTTCTGCTAAACCTAGGCATTACTTACCCTTAAGTAAACCCTCTACTAAATCAGTAACAACATCTACGCATTTTTCAAAAAAAATTTGTTCTTTATCTTCGCTTACAAATGGAATATCAATCTTTTCATTAATCTTTGTAGCGATTGTCTTAGCCATTTCGTCTGAAGTAAGCTGGTCAACCATTTGTTTTTTAATTGAATCTGCTTGACTTTCAGCCGCAGCTACTAACATTTCTTTTAAACCCATTATTTTCTCCTAATTTCATTATTTATTTTTATTACTAAGTATACTAATGTTGCAACCGAAACTGCCATTTGTAGCATCATGGGTAAAGCTGTCCACCATACTCCTACACCCACTGCTCCGTTTAAAACAGCCTTTGTCGAATCTACCATAGCTTTAACTTGCCTTTCCATTAATACGTCCTTTTAGGTACGCTAAATCATCGGTTACATCGTTTAACTCTTTAACAATATCTTCTCTATGTCTTTGTCCTATCTCATCAGATTTATTCCATCTTTCAATAAGCTTAATAGTAATGCCTTCTACATTTTTAATAGTAGATTCCATTTTTGCTATAGCTTGTCGTATGTCGTCTAGGTCTTCGTTCTGAGCTCTTTGGCTTTTCATTAAGTTGACTATCATCATAACAAACAATGATACAATAACACCAACCGCTCCATATTCAGCGTAGGTTTCAATCATTCAATACTTTCTTAGTTGCTTTTAAACCAATTAAAAATAAAAAACCAAGCATTACATCCATTATCCTGTCTTCTCTTATACTAAAAGCAATTAAAATAGACATAATAAATTTTCCTGCAAGTATGGCTTTATCAATCACTTGGTATTACCAGCTTTTTTTTCTAATCCAAATCATAAAAAACATAATATATTATTAGCTTTCACTAACCTCTTCTTCGTTTATCTCTTTAGCTAATGCAACTTTGAGACCATCTATAAATGCTTGTCTGCCAAATTGTAATTGCTGAAGATTAAATGTTGTTGTATCAATCTTTCTATTTAAGTCTGCAATGTGATTAACCATTGTTTTTTGGTCATCGTTCATTGAATTGATATCGTATTCCTTACCGTCAAGATTTAACATTGGCGTACTTTTTTGTTTATTTTCTTTATTAGCCATTTTAACTCCTTACTTTCTTTTTAGTCCTAATTTTTGCATTAGGGTTTTATTTTCTTCTTCTAGTTTTAAGATATGTTGTGTTTCCATGCCTTCTACACTAGCAGTTAACACAGTAACTTTATTTTGTAAATCTTCAATCTTTCTTTGATGTTCTGCAAATTGCATTTGAGCTTGATACCAAGAGCCAGTAACTACCATAACTAAGAAACCTACTTTTATTAGCATAGCTACACTTAAGCTAATAGTGCTATCTGTATTGATAGGATTTGACATTGTTATTTTGCATACCAATCAATAGATTCTTTAACATCATCTGTCTTTAAGTCAAGATTTCCATCAAAATTTGCTTTCCAAACTTTTACTTTTTTACCATTTCTAAATAAAACTACACTAGGAAAATTTCTTAATCTTAACTTTCTAACAGTCTCAGGAACTTTTTTTGAAGGTATAATCATCATCTGAGTTCCTTTGTAAGCACTATCACCTTCTACAATAAACTTACCTTGATAGAATTTTTGTTTACTATCACTTGACCATTCAGCTGTAAACCTTACTAAATGCATCCCTTGATAAATAGCGCCATAGAAATTTTTATCAGTTACCTCTTGCTGACCAAAAGCTAACGCTAGTAATAATAAAAATCTCATCTTACTTTAATTCTTAAATCAATTACTTGTTGTCTTAAATCTTTAATTTCATCTTGCATTTCTTCAACTATATCGTAAATCTCGTCTTGTGTTTCCTGAAGATTGCCAACCTGTTGCTTGTATTGTTCGTAACTTGGGCTCCAATTATATCCTTCTGCTTTACTAGGGTATTCTTGAGAAAATAAAGACACAGGAACAGGTAGTTCTTTAGCTTCTTGAATATCTGCTTGTAGCATATACCACATTCCAATAAGACTACTAAGACCCATTCCTCCAGCTATCATAGTCTGTAAGGACAAAGTAAACTTTGAGCCTAATATCTTTTCTTCACTTATCTCTTTATTCATTTCTTACACCCGCACCCACAGCAACAACAATCATTCTTCATTTTCTGTCCTTGGTTTTGGTTTAGGTTTTGGTTTTTTGTTAATTACAATGCTTTTAGTATAAACAGGTGTATGCATATGTCTTGTATCCCAGTATCTATACTCATTTGTATTCCAACCTACAGCATACGCATTAGGCATATAACGATATTTAAAAGCAGAAGTATTATACACCTTTACCACTCTACCACTATCTGTATAAGTAATAGTTTTATATGGTACAGGTTCACCTAAGTCAGCGTTTGAAATCATCATACCTATTGCTAATCCTATTATAAATTCAATCATTAATTACTACCATTGTTAATTCTTTGTGCATCTATATAC